CAGGAATTACTTCCCGGTCGACGCAAGACAAGTGTTTCTGCTGCTTACGAAGAGCTGCTCGGCAGGCAAGCAACAGAAGAAGAACAAACAAAAGCCCTGGAGCGCTTCAACCAAGGTTATTATCAAAGTAACCAAGATCTTAGGGACGCTCTTACTAAAAGTACTGAATATCAAGATAAATACAATCAAAGTTATCTTGATAATTACTACGACACTCAATTTGGCAAACAAACACTTGACGAAGCTGGCAAAAAAACAGGTAAACGAGCTTTTACGTTTGATAAAAATCTTCTTCCTACGTATGCTGCTGCAACCAAAGAACGAGCTGGCGTTGTTATCCCAGATTTTCAGAGTCAGTTTACTGGCACTCCCGCTGAAATTGAAGAGCAACTTCAAAACGTTCGCGAAACAAGAAAGTATTTGTACAGTGCTGGTTTAACTAATCTTCAAGGTGAAATTGACAAAGAAACTCAAAAGTTAAAAAATGAAGGTACCAAAGAAATTACTAAAATTGCAGCACAAGGTGACATCTATAAACAGCTTGTTGGCGCATTCAGCTTTACTTAAAAGAATGTGCTTGATATAATTACCTTAGTCCTAAAGACGTAAATGACCTACACCGCTCCCGCAGGCCAAAGTGCCGCTGATGACTACTTTGACATCAATAAGTTTGAAGAACTGCTTGCACGCCTGGAATCTTCCAAGGGTCGTCAACAACGCCAAAAATCTACTGAAGGCCGTCGTGACATCTTTGCCCAGGGTCTCGCTTCAATGATGAGCAACTTCTAATTTTTTCTTGTAAGATTTATAGGCCATGACCAGCAGCGTTCCCGCCGGACAAGTCGATGTCGACGATTGGTTCGACTTAGATAAATATCGTCAGGCTGCTGGCGTGGCTTACGAATTTTCCAAAAAGAAAATGGAGACTGCTGGTGAACAAGAACGTGAAACCATCGGCAAAGGTGCAGAAGAGCAACGCACCTCTGCCGAACAGTCCCAAGAATTCAAGCAGCGCGACGAAGCCCGAGATTACGGTCAGGCCCAACGAGCTTATCGATATTGAGTTATTTGATGCGTGGGTAGATAATCTCGACGCTTCAACTCAAGAATCTTTTTGTGCTTTTTGCGCAGATAACTATTCGTTGATTGAAATTTATCTTTATAGCCGCTTCCTTGGGTACAAGGGAACCATTTCAGCGTGTGAACTTTGGGTCAAAGATAACTATAAAAAACCTGATCACCGCAAAAAACTCCTGTATGAAATTGATGAGATGCAGGAGGATGTGCGTAAGTTGCGTGAAGACGTAGAAAACGGTGTCGTAAAAAGGGATGCGGGCGTCGCTCGTATTGCTTCTATGCAGAAAGAAATTAGAGGCCATATTGATCAAATTGAAAAATTTACAAATACCAAAGATCGCAAGGGCTTGTTAATGGCAGGGGCTGATCGTGCCATTCGAGAGTTGATGTTTATTTTTAAAGACGATCCAATTGAAATTCCACTGGAAGAAGCATCAATGAGCGTTTGGGCAAGAATGCAATTAGAAGAATAATTAAGTTAAGATAGTTTTATTGCAGAGCCGTAGTTTCATGGGCGCCCAACAAGCCAATATGCGTGACGCTCGTCAGCGTCAGCTTATGCGAGAAGGAATTGAGATGCGTCGTCGTCAGCTTCAAGAGGGGCCGCAGGGTTCAGCGCCTCAAGTCGGCGCAGCTTCTTTTATGCCTGGCACAGAGCCCGCAACCAGAACGCCTGCCGATGCAAATCAAGGCCCCATGATTCCAGGCATTAATCGTCCAGGTCTTGCCATGGGCCCTGGTTATTCTCGCCGCATGTGAGGTTTGATTGATGTCAAAAAATAAAATGCCGCCTGAGTTACTGGAGCACTTTAAAAAGAAAGAGGCTCAAAAAGAAGACGGCACGGAGATGTCGGATAAGGAAAAACGGAAAGCAGCTTTAGATAAAGCAAGGAAATATCAAGAACAAAAGAAAAAACAAAAGACTGAAAAATAAAGTAAGATTCAGTTAAGTACTGGATTTTTCTGTGCCAAGCTATACGCATTTAGCCTATCGTCGCAATGCAAAGGCAGCGGCACGCCGTCAACAGATTCGTGTTCCTCGTAATGCGGAAGCTCTTGCTAGAGCAAGGGAAGATTTTGGTTTTTTCTGTGAATACGTGGCGGATAAACCGCCAGCTCGTCATCACATTGATTGGCATCGGCACTTTGTTACCAATGAAGACAGTTCTTGTTTAATCAAGATTGCTGGCCCCAATGTCGACCTTCTTGCCCCCCGTGGTTCAGCTAAATCAACAGTCCTTGGTTTGTTAACGGCTTGGGCTATTGGTGTTCATACGCAAGCAAAACTTCCGCTTCAGATTCTTTATTTGTCTTACACCGTTGATATTGCTCGTTCTAAATCAGCAACCATTAAACGCATCATTGAAAGTAAAAGGTATCAGGAAGTTTTTCCAACTGTACGCCTAATGAAAAATGTAACCAGTAATGAATACTGGTCTATTGATCACAAGTTTGCTGGTATTGATACAACTGGTGACGAGCAGTTTACGCTTTGCGCGGCTGGCTTAAAAGGCTCAGTGACTTCCAAGCGTTCACACCTTGTCATGATTGATGACGCCATTAAATCTGCTGCGGATATTTCTAATCCTGATATCCGTAAACAGATGCAGGAAAATTGGAATGCTGTGATTGCACCAACCATGTTTGAAGGCGCTAGGGCAATCTGTCTTGGTACGCGTTTTAGGCATGACGATATTCACGCAACAACTTTTAACGAACAAAATAATTGGACGCAGATTGTTTTATCTGCAATTTCTAATAATCCCAAGACGGGAGAAGAAGAGTCTTATTGGCCGGAAATGTGGTCACTTGATTACTTAAAAGAAAAGAAAAGACAAGCCCCCATTGCTTTTTCTTTTCAATACATGAATCAAATCATTCGTCAAAACGAACTATCCTTGGCGCCTGAGTTAATCGTTAAAGCTGAGATCTCTACGGAATTTGACACGCTTGGCATCGGTGTTGACCTTTCTGCTGGCACCAAAGAAAAAAATGATTACACCGTTATGATCCTTGGGGGAAGAATTGATGATCGTATTCACATCATTGATTATCGCCGGATACGCGTTATGGGCAACTTGGAAAAACTAGATGCCATGAAAGAATTGCTTAATGATTGGTCGGTGATTGGGCGTGATGATAATGGCAATTACTTCCCCACGTATTCAACTTGTGATATTTGGTCAGAAGCAGTCCAGTACCAAGCTTCTCTCGAGGCTGATTTCAAACGGGTTTGCCTTAATAATGAAGGTCTCTACAATTTGATTTGGCATCCCGTCAAAGGTTTCCGTGCAGACAAGCTTGCACGTTTCCGTGGCATCATGGGCATGTTTGAAGATCGTAAAATCATCTTCAATCGTTACAGAAATTTCACTAATCTCTTCGAGGAACTCACTAATTTCGGAGTCAGTAGTCATGACGATTGTGTCGACGCCTTAGTCTGGCTTGTTACAGGTTTATCGAGAAAAGGGCAGCTTCAGCTCGATTACTAAACTTTAGAATAAGAAAAAAGCTTTTTAGGTGTGGGACCAGAATACTTGGCGATAGCAATAACGGCTATTGCATCCGCAGTTAGCGGAGGAACTTGGGTTGCCAACAAAATATTAAGTCGTCACGCTCAAGACATTCGACAGGTTTACAATTACACTAACTCACAAGAAAGAAGGATTGACATCTTGGAAGATCAGATCAATCGCATGCCTTTGGACTACGTTTTAAAGGTTGATTTTTTAAGAGAAATCCAAGAAATGCACAACAACTTTCGTGAAATCAATAATAAACTTGATAAGCTTATGGAAAAGCTTTTGACAAAATGAGTTACATCCTTGAAGTTCAAGAAGATGACAACGGCGATCAGTTCATTGTTTTGCCCGACGAATTGATCGATGAGCTTGGTTGGCAGGAAGGCGACGTTCTTGATTGGGATGTACGATCCAACGGTATTATCCTTAGCAAGGTTAGTGATCCTGCTGGATATGAAGCTATAGACGATTAGAATTAGGAAAAATAAAGAAATAGACAAATGATTTACGGCGAAAGAAATGTTCCCGGCGCACCGGGGAATTTAAGGGCAGGCGTGGATCTGCCTTTTGGCGGCGGTGGCGCATACAGAACTATTCAACAGCAATATCGACCGGGCTCTCAGGATCGTCAACGCATTCCAGATCCGATTCGTGTTTTTCCGCAAAACGAACCTGGTCGCGAGGGTGCCATTAACGTTCAGTTCCAACAAGCCATGATTCCTGGTATGCCAGGCAATTACCAAGGTTTGCTAAATGCTCAGTTCTTTGGTGGTCCCCAAATGGCCCAAGCTACTGCCCCCGGCCAACCTTTAGGCAAGCCCCAGATTGGCGGCGGCGCACCCAATATTCCCTTAACGCCAGAAGAGCGGGAACGTCTTCTCCAGCCTGGCAGCCCAGCGCCCCCGGACCTGCGTGAACGCTTTGGTATCCCCAAAGCAGAAATGCCGTATGGTTTTCAGAACAAGTACGTATCTTGATCCTTGAAATGAAAACTAAAAAACTTGTTAAAAAGGCTTTAAAGCATCCTGAGCTTTACAGCTCTGCAGATCTTGTGTTTTTTAATAAGTGGCTGCAACAAAAGAAGCAAGCGAAGGCTGCTAAGATCAGTAAAGATAAATAGAGAAATAGTTGATGGCTGCCGTAGACGCCAAGGCCCGGCTTAAAGAAATTATTGACTCCTACCTGGAAAAAGACGGAGGAGCCTCTATTGATACGGGCGTAGTTGCGTCACACTTGGCGCAGATGAAATTATTCGGCATCCGCCAAGGCGTTGAATTTTTTCCTGCGCAAGATAATTTTGGCAACCAGCGAAAAGATTTTATTGAGCGCGTAGCCAAGTTCAATCAACTTGATACACGCCTTGATTCGATTTGGGATTATTTTTTGTGTGATGGACAAGGTCTTTTTTACATTCGTCCCACACAAAATAATTATCGCCTTTACTATTTTCGTCGACACGAATATCGTAGTTTTTACAACATTGATGGCGAGCTTGATGAAGTTGTAATTATCTATAGCTACAAAGTTCGCCAGGGTTTTGGTTATCAACAGGATATTGAAAGTTCTAGCTTGACCGGCCCACTATCGATGGGTCGTGGTGGCGCTAAACGCTACATTCGCCTTTCAATTAAACATAAAACAATTGAAGAAACTCATTCGGAAGGTGAGATTTCTTTTGATACAAACTACCAGGTGGTTACTGGTCGCACAAAAACGTTTAAAAATACGCTTGGTTTTATTCCGTGCGTTGAGATTTTTAACAACGTCAAAGGGTTTTCTACGGAAGGTGTCGGTGAGTTTGATGCGTTGGCAAATCATATTTGCACGCATGACGACATGGTTCGCACCATGCGCAAGAATGTTCAATTCTTTGGTAATCCAACACTTCTCTCTTCTCGTCCCAAAACAGATTTGATGGAGTCCGGGGGAGAGAGCGTTGTTCAACGACCCTCCATTGCTGCAAACTCTGGGTTCATGGGTGGCGGCCCTTTAAGCCAGTCACGTTTTAAAGCTGATCCTGTTTATCGGGGCATGGATGGACAGCTCCGTGTTCCAAGAATCATTGCAAACCTGGAGCCAAACGATCGCGTTGGTTACATTGTTCCTGATGCAATTACTGGTGATCAGAATTCTTTTGCGCGGCAATATCGAGAAGAAATTCGCACGGCACTCGGCGGTGTTGACGAGCTTTCTATTTCTGCAGGCGTTACAGCAACTGAATACAAATCTTTGTTTGGTCGCGTTAGCGCAACGGCAAAGAAAAAAGCAAATTCTGTTTACACCTATGGCATCTGTCGTTGTTTTGAGTTAATTGTTTTTCAAGAAGAACGTCTATTCCGTGAAACACTGGCCGCAGCAGCAGGATTAGAAAAACCCTTGGAACTTCCGGAAGCTGCAACCGAAGAAGATATTGCTGCTTATGAAGATGCCATGGGTGTGTTTGAAGATCAAGTAAAGCAGTTAATGATGGCTTGCCTTAAAACACAACAAATTCCTCCTGGTGTTCTTGGTTTAATTCCTGATGGCGATGTGACCATTCAGTGGCGTTGGCTTGGGCCTGTTTACGAAGATTCGACGCAAGATATTTTGAATAACTCCATTGTTGTAAGAAATCTGCAAGAATTAGGTGTTGATAGCATTGAGGCACTGAAATACCTCTTTCCGTCAAAAACGGACGAGGAGCGGGCCGCGATGCTATCGGGGTTCCCGTTCAGGATGGTGAACGAATTACAGAGTGCATACTCTTCTTTTGCTCGCCTGGTGGGTGGAATGATGCAGACCCCCCACCCGCAATCACCGGATTTACCGATGGCTGCGGATCCGCGATTGGATTTAACCCCATATCTGTATCGCACCTTAGAAGCCTTACAAAAGGAGATGAGTTATG